TGATCTCACCGGTCCCCCGGGTGCGCTCAAGGCGGCTGGCGTGGTTCGCCCGGTCTTCCTCCTTGGCGTCCGGTCCGAGCTTCATGTCGGTGAGATATTTCTCTTCCCGGTAGACGAACATGACGACGTCGGCGTCCTGCTCGATCGTCCCGGATTCCCGCAGGTCGGAGAGCCGCGGGCGCTTGTCGTCGCGCTTGTCGACCTCGCGGGAGAGCTGGGACAGCGCGACAACGGGACATTCGAGGTCCATCGCGAGCGCCTTGAGGCCACGCGATATCTTGGCGACTTCCTGGGTCCGCCCCTCGAAACGGCTCCCGGTCGGCGCCGCTACGAGCTGCAGGTAGTCGACCACGATGAGGTGAAGCGGCCCGGCCATCTTCATGCGACGCGCATGGCTGCGCAGCTCGCTCAGGTTGAGATCGCCCTTGTCGAGCACGGATAGTGGCCAGCGGCCGATCTGCACCCCGGCATCGGCAAGCGCGAGCTGGTCTTCCCGGGTGATGGTGGCCCTGTCCATCGCCGAGACCGATACCCCGGTCAGTCGGGAATAGACCCGCCGCATTACTTGGCTGCGCGGCATCTCGAGGCTGGCGAACAGGACCGTGTAGCCGGCCATGGCGATGTTGTCGGCAATCGTGCCGGCCAAGGCGCTCTTGCCCTGGCTGGTGCCGCCGGCGACGACATAGAGCAGGCTGTTGTGCAGGCCGCCGATGTGCTCGTCAAGCGGCGCCAGGCCGGTCGGAAGGCCGACGACCTTGCCCTCGCGCCTGGCCTTCAGTGCAGCGTCGATCTCCTGCAGCGTCTCCCAGGCGGCGTCGGAGGCCTTCACGGGCGCCGATATTCGGCTCTCGCCGGCGATCTCGTACAACTGTTCCTCGGCGATCCGGATCTCGTCCTCGATCGCCTCGCCCATGTCGTCTGTCTGGGCATTGTCGATGATCGAGAAGCCAAGCTCGAGCAGCTGGCGCTTTTGCCACAGGCGCTTGATGTCGCGGGCATAGTCGGGCGCGGCAACAATGGTGATGACGCTGTCCTGCAGGTCGAGCAGGTACTTGCCGCCGCCCAGATTTTCCAGGGCAGCATCGTTGTCGAAATGCTTCGCGAGCCGCTGCGCACTGACGTGCTCGCCCTTGTCGATCAGCTTGCCGCATATCTCGTAGATCCGCCCCAGGACCGGCTCATAGAAATGCTCCGGGCGCAGCTCGGTCGAGACGCGCGCGTAAGCACGGTTGTCGTTGAAGATCGCCGATATCAGCGCACCTTCGATCTCGATGTTGCTGGGTGGGACGGGGGTTTCGCTCATGCCCGCACCCCTCGCCCGGTCGTGGCCGGCCCGGCACAGGGGAAGTCGGCGCCGCCCTGCCATGTGCGGCTGCCTTTGCAGGGCGCGCAGATGCGGTTGCCGACACCTTCCGAAACGAACTCATGGCTGCACATCAGGCAGCGCCGGGGCTTGGTCAGCGCCGGGGCGTGCGGCTTCTTCTCGCCGCTGCTCTTCAGGCCGAGCGCCCGCTTGACCCGGTACATCGTGACGCCGGTCTTCTTGACGATCTCGCGGAGCAGCAGGCCGTCCTTGACCCGCAACCGCAGGATGGTTTCGCGCATGTGCCGGGACAGCGGCACATGCCGATCGGCGATCGACTCGACCGGGCCGCAGAAGTCCCGCGGCGGGATGCCGTCGGGCCAGATCAGGATGCGCCAGGTCGTGCCCAGGCCCCGGCCCCCGCCGGAACGACCGAGGTAGCCCTTCGCGACCAGCCGTTGCCGGTAGGTCGCGCTGGTCGAAGGCGAGCATCCGAGGACGAGGCCAAGCGCTTCCAGGGTCGGGAAGGCGTTGTGGGTCGCGACATGCATGGCGATCTGGCGCCAGCAGAAAGTTTCCCGTTCGTTGAGCGGAGTGGCGGCCTGCGGCTTCTTCATCGTGTTCCCCCATGAGTTGTTGCCGCGCCGTTCGATAGGGCGTGCGAGGATGAGCAGGTCGGGCAAATCACCTCGTTCAAGTTCCGGCAGCCGAAGACCTGGTTGCAGCGCGGGCAGCGGCGCTGCATCGGCGCCGGGAAGGTGACGTCGAGATTGGCTTCCGCGACCTCGTCGACGGTGCTCGGGACGATGGCGCGCTGGTAGCCGGGCTTCTTGGGCGCATAGGCCCCCTTGGCCTTCGGGATCTTGGCGGGAGGTCTTCCCTCCATCTTGTTGCCGTGTTTTATGAAAACAATAGTCTTGTCCCGAACGGCCGGGTGCCAGCAAAGGCCACATGAGCCGCAGCAGATATGCGCCTTGCGTTGGGCTGGACAGATGATCCCCTCGGGTACCCGGGGGGTAGTCGGCAGGTAGTCGATGACGGTCGCGCCGTTGGGCAGCGAGTCGGCGCTGGAGTAGCGGATCGCGCAGCGGCCGGGAAACTTCTTATTCAACTCAGAGACGGCGAGCCCGATCTTCGATTCCGGGTCGTGCGCCGTGTAGCCGAAGACGTGAAGCGACTTGATCCGGATGAGCCAAAGCCACCAGCTCGTCACGTAATCGTTGCTGTAGAAGTCACCGAGCTGGTGCAGGCGGACGACGAAGCCGGCGGGGTGATCAGCCGCCAGCGCATCCAACTCGTCGCCGAGCTTATCGACCAGGGCCGGCCCATGCCGGTGCCGGCGGGCGAAGGGGGTTCCATTGCCGTAACAGGTCGAATAGGCGTGGCAGGACCGCGGGCAGGTCGCCCGTTCCTCCAGCGTCAGCGAGTAGATCGGGAAGCCCTTCCAGGGCCCCTTGGTCACATGGCTACCCAACTTCCGGCTGTTCTGGCCCGAGACGAGCAGCCGCGGGGAATCGACCGGATCGACGACGGTGGTCGGGAAGAGCGTGCGCTCTTCCGTGATGGCCGGGTGGTCGTCGGCAAGGCCGGTGACGCTTTCCGGATCCAGCTCCATCTTGTCCGTGAAGCGGCGCGCCGCCTTGGGCTCGCCCGTGGGCGTGCGGGTCGCGTAGGTGCCGGGCTGGACGCGGGCGGGCTTCTTCACCTCCGCCAACGCGGGCGCCTGAGTTTCCCGTGGTGCGATGCCGTCGGGCCAGCGAAGAATATGGTTGCGGGTGCTGTGCGCACGGCCCGTTATCTTGACGTAACCCTTCTTACGGAGGTTCTGCAGGTAGATTTTCAGCGTCGCAGAAGAGATGCCGAGCCTTTCGCCGAATTCTCGATACCGGGGATGGTCGCCGGTTTCCGAGATGCTTTTCGCCAGGGCGATCCAGACGCGGTACTCGGACGGCCGCAAGTCATCCGGCCGCGACCGGTCCTTGGCTTCCGCCAGGTCGGGCAGCTCGGCATTGCGCGCGGCCGGCGCCTCGAGCTTGGCGATCTCGACCTCGATCACCGTCAGCTCGGCCAGCAGGCCGGCGCGGCGGGCTTTCAGGAGGATGGCGGTCCCGTCTATCACCAGGGGATCCTCCCCTTGGCGTTCGGGTTGCGCTTGACCCGGCCGTCGACGCCCTTGACGAATTCTCGCGTATGGCTGAAGCCGCCTTTGGCCTTGAGCTTGATGCGCTTCTCCTTGGCCCGGTCTTTCGCCTCGCGCGCGGTCTTGGCCTTGTGGCAGCCGCCGCGGCAGCGAATGACCATATTGCGCGGATGATCTTCCCCGCCCTTCCAGAGGGGCGTCTCGTGGTCGTAGTCGAACGGGCCCTCGGGTGCGCGGCAGTCGACGCACCGGCCCTCGCAGCGGGCCTGGATCTCCTGCTTCTCGGCTTTGGAGAGGCGGCGGCGCTTGGTCATGCGAGCCCCCCGATCTGGATCGGCTGCGCCATGCGCCGCTCGATATCGGCCACATACTCGGGCGACCGCTCGATCAGCACCGCCTTCATGCCTTCCATGAGCGCGGCCTGTCCGGTCGTGCCGGTGCCGGCGAAGGGGTCAAGCACCGTCCCGCCCTTGGGCGTCACGAGCCGGACGAGCCAGCGCTTAAGGTCGACGGGCTTTACCGTGGGGTGCTTGGAGCCGGCGCGGTCTTCCTTGTCGGCCTTCGCCGCGTAGAAGAAGCGGGCGGCGGAGCCGATGTCGCCACGCCCCGGTCTTTGTTCTCGCGCATGAATTTTAAACGTGCTGGTTCCGGATAGGCCATTTTGTGTCTTGCTTCCATTGCTAACCGCGCCATTAGCTTCCGGAAACATCCCCACGACTTCCTCGCTGCCGTCGTGGACGAGGTTGGCGGGCCAGCGGCCGGCGG